ATCACTTATTAAAAAATGCAATTTAACGCATTGCTACGTTTCGCTAAGAAATCAGTCTAGTTTCGTTACGAGTGAAGAAACTAGCAAACAAAGTCCAAAGGGTATCAGAAAGGAGAAGTATGGTCGTAACCCTTTGTCAAGAATTTTTTATTACATTACAACCATTCTACTATAAAAAGTATGGTTTGTCAAGTATTATTTTTTATTTTAAAATCAATCACTTAATGATAGTAGCACTATCAACAGTCTTTTTCTTTCCAATATTATATTTTGCGGTAAGTGCCCATTCCTCTTTATCTTTGAATGGAAGTACTTTTATTTGTGATATTGGGGCAACGGGACTTTCTACTGAATCTGATTGATTAATTTCAACCAATTCCCATTCCTTCAATAATTTGATTATTGTGTTTCTTCGAGCAACATCACTCTCAGTTATATTAGAAGGCTTACCATCTAATGCAAACAATTCTTTAAAATGTACAATATAATATCTGCCCTGTTTATGTAATATATGACATGACTGATATAATGTCTTTTCTTTCTTTGATGCTACACCAATTCTTGTTAGCGTTTCACGTACTTTTAAAAAATCATCTGGGTTGTTAAGAGTTACTTCGACTAAACTATTAATGTCGATACTCATTTTTTCAATCCACCTTTTGTTATTCTTATTTTAATATTTTTTATTTCATCATCAGATAATATATCGACAACTTGCTTTGCCTTTTCGTAACTATATCCAAAATATTCAACAATAGCCTCTAAGTCTGCATGATGTTCGGGTTTCGACCATGGACTCCATCTTCTCTTAGGTCTTATAATATTTATGAAAAATGAGAACTGTAGTCTATTGTCGAGATAATGCCGAACATTCATCTCATTTGCTACGATAATCGTATCTCTGAAATACGAAAATGACTTATTTGTTAGAAATGCATTATAACCTTTTTCAGCTAGTTCATCATTGTCCGTATCGGACATGATGTCTTTGCCTTTATTAATTGCATTTACATAATCAAACGGATTCATTTAAACTTGCAATCGGCCATTATCTCTGTGAGACATGCAACTAAATTAACTTCATGGTCTGCACAGAATGCAGACTTGTATTGATAGTCTGCAAGATAAATTATTAACTGTGGAATACTTTGTTCATTCATAACATCTGAACTTGCATCATATAATCTTCTAAATATTGAGTCAGGTTCAATATCACTATTCTTGCCAACCCACTTTCTCATATCATTGAAGTTTTTATTCTTTAAAGCTGTAATCAATTCTCTAAAGTTTTCTTCAGCGAAATTAATAAGAATACCAGAATCTATTTTACCCGCAGTAGAATACGTTTGTAATTCATTGATAACTCGTCTCCAATCTGGAAAGTGTTTTGTTATCAAATCTACTAATGCTTGTTTCTCAAATGGTATACTTTCTCCGTTCAGTATATATTCAGCCCTCTCCATAAATCTAGTTGCCATTGTTACTCTGACGTTTGAATCTATTTTAAAATCTATAACTGAACATCTAGAATGCAATGGTTCTATAATTCTGTTCTTGAAATTGCAAGTCAATATGAATCCACAATTCTTACTGTATTCTTCCATGAAGTTTCTCAATGCAGGTTGCGTTGATTGTGGATTAAGATAATCTGCCTCATCAAGTATAACATATTTACGTGTACCTGTTAAAGAGACTGTTGATGCAAAGTGCTTTATTTTGACTCTGAGAGTGTCTATATTGCCCTCCATTGAACCGTTTATTATAATGTAGTCTAAGTTACATTCGTTCAACATAGCACGTGCAACTGTTGTCTTACCGACACCAGGTCCACCTGTCAATAATAAATTGGGAATATATTTTTCTTCAACAAACTTGGAGAAAGTTTGTTTTAAATCATCTGGTAATACGCAATCATCAATTCGAGAAGGTCTATACTTCTCTACCCATAACTCATTCATAATATAAAAACTCCGTCAATTATTTCAATTTTTCATTCGGGTCAGCAGTAGCAGATACATCACATCTTGCTAACGCCTCTAAAGAACCTCCAAATGTATAAGAACCCATATGTGTTAATCTTATCCATGGTGCCATCCATACTTTTATACCTGCATCTCTTGCCCATTGACAAAACATATAATCTTCTGAAAGATAACGTTTACTCTTTGGGTCAATAACACAATCAAAATAGGCCATTATCTCTCTTGTGCCATCAAAATGGTCTGAACGAACATGGTCTGGTAAATAATGAAACTCTGGATATGCTTTTTCATATTGTTCAAAAGCAGAACGTTGTATCATCATAAAACCTGTACCACCTTCCATCACTTCGCATGGTTTATCTATTGCTATTGTTCTACTTTCACTAGCTGGATTAAAAACATAATCACCTACATACTCTGCTAATGCTTGCGGATTTTCATCTGCAAATCCTTTATCTACTGCAACTTTAACTTTTTCCCATGAAATACATTTCTTAGGATAAGGACCACATACTATTTGCTTATCTGTATCTGGTTCAGCTATGGCCGCTAATGTAAGAATATCATCTGGATTAAAACCAATATCAGAATCAATAAACATAAGATGTGTATATTTCTCATGTCTGAGAAATTCATCTACACAATAGTTTCTTGCTCTTGTAATTAATGATTCATTAAAAAGATAGAAGAACTCTATCTCAATACCATATGATGCACATAATTTAGCAAGGTCAACACTAGATTTAGTATATTGTCCACTACACATACCGCCATACATTGGTGTAGCAACAAATATTTTTCTTTTTCTTAATTTCTCAATCGAAATTTCGATTTCCATAACAACTCCATAATTTAATTTTTATTGTCGTGATTGTGTAAAGCTATTATAGCATAATGTAATACTTTTAGCAAATCTTTTCTATGGTCTTTATCAGTACCTTTTTTACCATAACGTTGAGCATATTTTAATATATTACCTATACAGAATCCTGCACCATGTCCTATATCTAATATAAACTCTGTTGCTTGATATTTATTCTGAGAATAATGTTCATCATAAGTGGAATCAATATACTTTTTTAACTCGCTTAATACTTTATCTTCTGAGTATTTATACATCATAATTACGACCAGGTCTGGTTGGAAATCTAGAATCATAGAAATCATTTACAAGTTTCATTCCATATTCATTAGTTCCTTCTACCTTAATATAATTATCACGATATATTAATTTATTCTTTTTAAAAGGACCATAATCAACGTAATGATGCCATCTATTAAATCTCATTACCATTCTTGAGACATCTGGGTGTAAATCTACTAACATTTTAGATTTTTTCCAAGTACCTTCTTTGTCATAAAATTCTGAACTGTTGCCACCCTTTACTGTCTGTGTAGCATTCTTGCCTTGTAGAAAAGCATTGAATTGAATTGTACACATTCCTGCTTTTAAAACCCTTAAACATATATCTGTATCTTCATTGTATCTACCTCTCCATCTGTAAGGACAAGTATTCTCAATAAGTAATGTAGAATATATTCTTGTATTCTTTACGTATGGTGGGTATTTACTATCGGGTGCAATGAAAAATCTATATTGAAAACCAGAGATAGGAACATTTGTGAATCTATCAACAAAGTCTTCTGCTGATTTAAAGATTGCACCTGATTCAACTCTAATTCTTAAATTATTATTAAGTCGATAAAAGTCTGATATGTTATCATCTAGTACCCAATGTCTTTTCGCACCAAGTTTTATTGAATGGTCCCAACACCAATTTCTAGCACGACCAGGTCCATCTCCATGGTTGCTAAAAGGTAAAACAAGAACTGTACCATATTTTTTATCTGTTACAGCATAGTAATCATCATAGTCTTGAGGTTCAACAGCAATGTAATAAGGCATTTTCATTCTCTCGAATGATTTTGCTGTTAATCTACTGTCTGCTCTATTTTTTGATACAATATATACTGGATAAGTAGGATTCATTATGTACCTCCCATACATACTTCTAATGTATTTCTAGAAGATTTGTTCGCTGTTTTATCTTTCAGTCTTCTACTGAACATATCTTCAAATTGCTTTTTCCAATTACTCACGTTATGTTTCTCATTTGTCATTTCAAAAATCTCCTTCCTTTTAGATAATGAAAACTCT